AGGAGTCGCATCTGTCCGCCTCTCTGACGGGAATTAATAATCTGTGCCTCAGTCATCTTGGCAATCTTAGGTGCAGCCTCAGCAATAATCTTCTTGACAGAATCATCGCCGTTAGCAGCAAAGTTGAAGGTCTGGTTGACTGTTACGTTGCCACCGCCCTCTACACCTAGCTTACCATTAGGGCCTCGCTTCAGTGGCATAATAGCCTCTGGACCAGCCTCACCCATAAGGCCAGTGCGACCACCAGACATGCCGAAGTAAGTGGGTGAGCCTACAATGCCACCATTGGCAAATGGTACTACATTACCTGCATTAAATGCTCCACCCTTCTGGAAACCAAAGATGGAGCTTACAATACCACCAACGGTTCCCCCACCACCAGCAGAGCCAGAAATGGCACCAGAGATAGAGTTAGTGAGGCTCTGGATTAATGGTTGCCAAATAAGGATGTCCATAATCTGTTGGATGATGTTAAGGGCCATGTCTCGGAAGGCTTGGCTGGCAGTCTTGGTGCCGTTTACAATGCTCTTGAGTGCGCCTACAGTTTCGCTGGCAAGAGTGCTAGACACAGCCTGTACTTTCTTTTCGGCCTCTTCCAGACGTTTTGTAGCCTCTACCTGCTCTTTGGTTTTTTGGATGTACTCTTCTTTGAGAGCAATGATGGTGTCGTATTGTTTCTGTTGTTCAGCGTTCAACTCGGCCCGAGTAACACCCATTTGTTTTTCCAAGTCGTAGATAAACTTGGTAAGCTCTGCCTCTTCCTTAGAAAGACCGAGCAATTTGAGTTCTAATCGGACTTGAGCTTCTCGGGAATCTAGGGTTTGATTAATTTTTTCTTGTAGCCGCTCTTCGTCTGTAATTCTTTCAACCGTAACGGCCTTACTAACAGAGCTAAGTTCTTTAATAGCAGCCTGTTCTTCCATGTAACCAGAGAGGCGAGTGCGGAGATTTTGCTCGAAAGCAAGCATATGACTCTCTACCTCAGAAGGGAATAGCCCATCTATACCTTGTCGGGCCTCCATAACAGCCCGTTCTGCTGCGATGGCTTCTGCAATAGAAGCCTCCATTCCTACCTGAGTCCCGGCTAACCCTGCGCCCATCCCCCCACGCATCAATTCAAGCTTACGAGTAGAAGCAGCAAACTTCTGGTCTAGGCTCCCTGCTATCCTGTCCCGAGCCTGTTCCAGCTTAAGGATAGCCTCTAGGTGGGCTTTTTGCGCCTCTAATTCGTTAGTAACCTCTTCGTTGATCTCAACTAACTCTGCGCTACCATCGTTTAACTGCTGTTGCCTTTCGTATACTGCGGTGTATGCGTCAATAAGGCCAGTTAATTGTTTTGGAGTAAGTTGGTCATCAAATTCTTCAATAAGACGGCTGATGTCCCCTAACCTTTGATCTAACTCGTCCATATCGTTAAAATCAAGGGGTTTGTTAATAGCATCTATTAGACGTACTAATTCAACACGGGCCTCGAACGCACCTGTCCTAACAATATTTAATGCTCTATTAGCGTTTAATAGGCTAGTAATTCCTGTGGGGTCAAGAATGTTATTTTTTCTGGCGGGAGAAAGTTCTTCTCGGAGTTTGGCCAGTTGATCTGTCGTTTCTTTGACGGCAGTATTATACTTCTTTCTTAAGACAACCTCCGCAAATCTTTCGGCTCCCGGCCCCACTGTACCTTGAAGGGCATCACCAAAAGCATTTGTAGTTGATGTAAGGTCTTCTATGGCAGTTTTTGCTTCGTCCGAGGCTTCTGCAAAAGACTTAAAAAGGTTCGTTCCTTCCATTAAAGCTCTTGCAAGCATAGAGCCAATAACTAAGCCAACACCAGTTACAGCACCAGCTATGCCCGGCATAAGGCCAGCTAACTGCGCACCCTGCTGTGAGAAAGCGACAAGAATGTTCTGGCCAGACTGTACCTGTACGAAGAAGTCACCAAACTGGTAACCTGCATTTTGTATTACAGCATTCATGCGGTTAGTGTTCTTACGAACACCAGTCATAGAAGCTGTTACCCGGTCAATCTGAGCTTCTGTGTAGCCATAAGCCTTGCCCAGCTTTTGTATATCGGCAATAGCTTCTTTGTTAGTCTTCAGGCCAAGACGCATTGCGTCGTTTACGGCCCTTACCGTTTGAGCAAAAGCCTTTTCCTTTGCTATAAGAGGCTTCATAGCCTTGTCTAGCGCAGTATAGGTATTTTTAAGTTCTTTTGTCTCGGCTTTGGCTTTTGTGACATCTGAAGTGTCAATGACAATTTTTAAGTCAGCCATTCATAACCCTCATGTAAACTAAGTCGAGCCTCTTTACTGCTTCTACGTCTCTGGCAGATAAGGGCGTCTGAGTTAGTTCCTTCCATGCTTTGATTTCTTGGTATGTTATCGGGTTAGGGCCACTGAAGCCTGATGTCCTTGCAGACGATAAAGAGAAAAAGGCAGACCAGAGATACTCTAGGGAAATAGGGAAGTCGGGGCCTTCTAATTCCTTTGGAGTACGTCCTGTCTGCCTTTCTACTTGTTCTAAGTGTTCTAGTTTTGTTGTGCCATCTTGACTCTTGGATAGGTCGAAGCTCCATTCAGCATACTCGACCAGTTCGTCAACTAGGCTTGCGTAAAATCCAGAGTTTCGTTAATCGCCTCTTCAAGCTGGTCTTTAATCCAGAAACACTCGGAGTAGATTTCCTTAGCCTTGGCTAGACACAGCTTAGGACTTTCACCATCATAAGTGATGTCCCACTCTTTTGTAGCCTTAGCTAGAATGTCGATAGACGACTTCTCCAAGTCAGCAGCAGAGATTTGTACTTTCTTGCTCTTCTGCATCTGAGCTAGTCGCTTATCGGTCTGCTCATGCACCAGCTTCTTGTACTCAGGAGAGTGTGGTGCATAGAGAGTAATACTCATCTCACTTTTCTTGTTGCCTTCGTTCATCAAAGGCTCAAGAGTATTTGGATGTACCAGAATAACTTCGATTGTATCAGAAGTCGGGGTTAGATTCTTCAAGTCCATAGTCGGGTTCCTTTATGGGGTCAGGTGGGAAAATGAATGAGAGAGGGAGCCACCCGACAAGCTCACCTCTCTCCCCTTGGCCAAGGGATTCTTATGCCGTAGTGATCTTCAGGTTAGTCAGTTCCGTATCGTCGTACAGAGCCACAAACGGCAAAGTTACTACACGAGAGGTTGGGCCATCAACAGGAATATCTGCTGCGTTGAACTTCACCCGTGGGAAAAGGAAGGTCATGGTGTTAGCAGACGGATCAGCTACAGATACTTGGATGGCGCTCTCTGTCTCGTTAAGGAAGCGATTGACCAGAGACAAGTCCTCAAAGTATGCGGTGATAGTGCCTTCAATCTCCGCACGGCCAAACTCAAGCTGTGGGGCAGAGTCGCTACCTACAACAAAGGTAGGGGCGAAAGAGTTGGTAACAGTGAAGTCTACGCTGGTCACGGTAGAAAGTGCCGAAGCTCCACCGATACCATCTACATCAGCAACCAGAAGACTGCCTGAGTAGGCGTCAAACGGCTCACCTACGCCACCAGCAGCTACAGTCTTCTCTGTACCAGAGACAGTCATGTCTTTGCCAACCATACCAAAGGTAGAAGTTACCATTTGGTTAGGAGCCATAGATACGCTCATGGTAGAAACAGAACAACCCGTGAACAAACGGGCTTGGTCGATGTCGGCAGCGTAGTCTTCCAAGGTCAGGAACTTAGGGGTTGTGCCTACTTTGATAACACCAGTGCTGAACGTAGACAGCATTGCAGACTCAATCAGGTCATCATAAGCAGTGTCACGAAGGTCTACAGTAATGTCACCAGCTACAGACTTGTTGCCATGACGGTCCACACGAGGCATACGGTCAGGCTGGATTTCGTTACCAGCTACACGTTCTTTGGACAGGTTGAGAGAGTGCGTGTTAAATGGGAGATTGGTATAAGAACTAGCCGCAGACCCGAAAGCGCTTTCAACACCGAAAGCCAAACGAGAACGAGAACCTTGTGCGAAAGCCATTTGCTTCCTCCTTAGTTATAAATATAGAACCCGATGTTTACCGGGACATAATAAAACGGAGTGTCTAACCCGCCACCTTCTCGTTCGGCATAGTCGATAGACACAACAAAAGTCTCACCTTGGGTGTTGGTATAAGAGACATCTGTGGTTGCTTCAAAGGCTTCTAACACCTTGTCCGCAATTTCGTCTGCTGCACCGGGACCATTGCCCTCTGGTGTATAACAGACTACGGTGAATACTCCACCATACCTCTGCTGAGGATTTAAGCCCCGTACAGCGGGTCTACGGGACTGTGGGACAAAGAACGTCTCTACATAAGAAGTGCCGTTAGTGCGGTCGTAGGA